AGACTTGCAAAAAGCAAGGAGCAGACTAACATTTTTAATAGCAGTCGTAAACGAATTGTTAAACAGAGAGGAAGATTAAATGAAACTATCAGATTTAGCGGCAAAACCCAAACTAACAGAAATCCGTATTGAAGATGACGACACCGTAAAAGAATTTGGTGAAGCATTATCATTCCATATATGGGATAGACAAAATATGGACACCTTTGTCAAATTAGCAACCATTGATTATAAAGACTTTGGTGCTGTCAGTGACATAATTCAAAAATTAATATTAAATGAAGATGGCAAACCCATTGTTGATAATGATAAAATCTTACCAACACATATTATGATCAAAGCCATTCAAACGGTGGTTGAAGTTTTGGGAAAGTCAACACAAGGGATTACAGAGAAGACGACAGTAACTTCCAATTAATGTTGACTTTAGATTTTGTCAGTCGTCGTTATGGTGTATTACCAAGTTATTTGTTAGAACATGGTTCTAGCATAGATGTACAGATAGCAGATATTGCTCAGACTTATATTAATAAAAAAGAGCAAGAACAAATTGAATATGCTAAAACTGGACAAAAACCTGTCAAACATAATCTGTCACAGGATGATATGTTAGCAATGATAGAAAGGGTGAAACAAAAGAAAAATGATTAGTATAAAAGTAGACAGTAGTAAAGTTGAAAGACAATTTAGAAAGATTTCTAAATCAATGTCTACTCTTATGGTTGAAGCACATTCAGAATTTGTTAAAAACACTCCAAAAAGAACTGGTAATGCAAGAAATAAAACTCGTAAATTGGCTAATCAGATTAAGGCTGATTACAATTATGCTTCTGCCTTAGATAAAGGTAAAAGCAAACAAGCCCCACAGGGTATGACCAAACCTACCTTAGAGTTTATAGAAAGAAAAATTGACAGAATTATTAAGGAAAACAGATAATGGCAACCACTAATGTTACCGTAAAATTAGTTGATGAAACCAAGGCTGGTTTTAGACGAATAAGTGGTCAACTTAACGGAATTCAAGGTAGTGTTGGTGGTTTAACCAGAGGCTTTGGTGGTCTTGGTGCCGCAATCGCAGGTGCGTTTTCGGTTAGAGAATTAGTCAAAGTAACAAGTTCATTCCAAGATATGCGTTCAAGTCTTGGATTATTATATAAAGATGTTGAAAAAGGTAATAAAGCCTTTAGTGATATCAAACAGTTTGCCACAGAAAGTATTTTTTCAGTAGAAGATTTAACTACAACATTTATTAAATTAAAAGGTGCTGGTATTGAGCCAACTACCAAACTTTTAAATCTTTTCCAAGATACAGCGGCTATATCAGTAGATTCAATTGGTGCTTTACAAGCAATTACAGATTTATTTGCTAGAACAACAGCAGGTGGTTTAGGTTTAGAAGAACTTAATAGACTGGCTGATAGAGGTATTCCAGTCTTTGATATTTTACAGAAAAAATTAGGTATTACTAGACTTGAAATTAGTAAAATTGGACAAACATCAGAAGGTGCTCAGGAAATACTTGCCGCACTACAAGTTGGATTAGAAGAACAATTTGGTGGAGCAGTAGCGGCTAGAGTTAATAATACTAGCCAAGCAATGAGTAACTTTGGCGATGCGGTTGACAATGCCTTAGATGCTATTGGTGAAGGTGGTTTTAATACGGCTCTAGCAGAAACAATTAAATCAATGAGTGCGTTCATTGACCAAAATAAAGAAATAGCCCTAGCCATTGGTAAAAGTTTAGGAGAAGCAATATTATTCTTAAGAGATAATGTTAAATTATTAACAGCGGCATTTGTTGGGTATTTTTCAGTAGTGGCGGTTGGTAAAATTGTAGCCATAGCCAAAGCCTTTAATACTCTAAATATGGTTATGGGCAAAAATGTATTATTAAAACTTGCTACATTTGCTCTAGGTGCTGTTTCAGCATTAGGATTTTTAAACACTGAAACTGAAGACTTAACCAAAGAAATAGAAAAAAATACTGATGTTCAAACAAAAAATAATCAAGCAAAAGAACAGTCAATAATTAAATCAAATGTAGTGGCTGAGATTAGAGAAAAAGAAGCCAAAGCATTAAGTAAAATTACAGATAGTTTAGAAAATAGTTTTGGTAAAATGCGTGAAGAATTAGATCTTCAGGGTAAAAGATCACGCATGACTGAAGAGCAGATTACTCTTGAAGAAGAATTAATTGATATCAAACAAAAAACTACAGATGCCCTAATTAGGTTAGAAGAACAGTACGCAAGTAAAACTAGTGTAGAAAGAGAAAGATTAAAACAAACCTACGAAAATGAAAAAGAAGCAATAATTGAACTTGGTAAAGTACAAGAAGAACATGCTATCAAAGCAATTGAATTTTCCGCTCAAGAAGCCAGAGCAAAAAAACTTACTGTATTTGCTTTAGAACAACAGATTCAATTAGAAAATGAAGTTCAAGCAGTTCAGGACAACATAGCCAAAATGACTATGACCTCAATTGAAAAGAAATATTATGATATTGAGAGAGCCGCAAGAAATTCAGCAAAAGCACAGATTGAACAAGAAGAACAAATTAGAAATGCTAAACTTTCACCAAAAGAAATTGAAGAATATTACAATGCCGCATTAAAAGGCAGTGAAAAATTAAAACAAGCCGCATACAGAGAATATCAGGCTAGTCGTACTTGGTCAACAGGATGGCAAAGAGCATTTAATGAATATGTTGAAAATGCTACCAATGCGGCACAGAAAGCAGAAAACATCTTTAAGAAAGCCACACAGGGCATGGAAGATGCTCTAGTTAATTTTGCTAAAACTGGTAAGTTTGAATGGAAAAATTTTGTTGAAATGATGCTTGAAGAATTGTTAAGAGCACAAATCCAAACCGTATTTGCACAATTAATGGGTACTATGCAAAACTCAATGAAACCACAAGCATCAGGTATGGCAGGACTACTTGGTGGTGGAGGTGGTGGAGGAGGCGGAGGCCTAGGTGGACTACTATCAGGTGCCGCTAATTTCTTAGGCTTTGGCAGTGGTGCTAATAATCCAAACCTTGCTATTGGTGGTGGGTTTGGTGGTGGACAAGATCAATCAGTGCTAGGCAACATCTTTGGCAGTATTGGTAGTGGTGTTAAAACAGTGGTTGATGTTGTTGGTAGTGGTATTGGCAGTGTGGTATCAGGCATTGGTGACCTATTTGGTGGATTCTTTGCCAATGGTGGTACACTAGGAGCAGGTAAATGGGGTATTGCTGGAGAATCTGGACCTGAGTTAATTACGGGACCAGCATCAATATCACCTATAGGTGGTGCAACAAATATTACATACAATATATCAGCAGTAGACGCACCAAGTTTCCAAGCATTAGTGGCTAAAAACCCAGAATTTATGTATGCTGTAACAGAAAAAGGTAGGAGAACAATGCCTACAACAAGAAGGTAAACAATATGTCAGTAAACGCATTCCAATGGATATTTGACAATGCTGAAAACATCAGCATTACAAGAAGAGGCACAGTGGCACAGACCATATCAAGAAGCAGTGTGGTTAGGTCAGTAAGTCGCGGTGGTAAAATATGGCGGTTTGATGTCAAACTACCTGATGGTTTAAAGTGGGCAGACTATAGAGCATACATTGAATCAATGGAACAAGCAGATAGACACACCACTGTAAATGTACAAATGAATAACACTGGTTACAAATATATTAATCAATATCAGGGCAATGCTAACACCAGTAACATTGTGGTACAGTATGCCAATGCCAGTCAACCTACAACACTGACAATGAGTTCAGTGTCAAGTTTATCAGCCAGTGATTATATTTTTAAAGCAGGCGATTGGATTCAGTTAGGCAGTTTAGGAAAGGTTTATTCTGTGGTAAATGATGTACAGCGAGGCAGTGATGTTATTGGTAATGTTACTTTTAATGTTCATCGCCCCATACTTGAAACAGCAGGTGGTGGTAACATCACACTCAAAGTTGGCCAAGCAGTAGACTGGAATGTAGTCTGTGTGGAAATGCCAAGTTGGAGAATTGTTGACCATGGCCGTATTGACTGGGCAGGCAATTTTGTATTTTATGAGGTATAACAGTGCCAATTGATTTATCTAGTTATAGACATGTTGAATCAGGATTGTTTTGTCGTGTAGCAGTTGACTATTATAGAACAACTAGCACAGCGGCCTATACCAGTCAGGTTCTTAGATTTAGTAATTACAATAGATCCGTTGTAATCAATTCTGAAACATATTCACCATTGGGTAGATTATTATCCATAACAGAATCTAGCAGTGATATTAGAGCAACACCCAACGAATTGTCAATTACGCTGTCAGGTGTGCCTACAACATCAATACCAGAAATAATTTATTCTAGAATTAAAGGCAGTCCTGTTGAAATTTGGCGTGTATTTTTTGACAGTGACACAGGTGCACAATTAAACATTACAGGCAACCCAGCAGGTAGATTCCAAGGCATTGTTAATAACTATTCAATTGAAGACACCGCAGAACCCAGTAATCTATCAGGCACTGTGTCAATAACTTTAGCATGTTCAAGCAGTTTAGATACTCTGTCAAACAAAGTAAGTGGCCGTAGAACTAATCCAACGGACCAAAAGAAGTTTTATCCTTTAGATCAAAGTATGGATAGAGTGCCTAATTTAGAAAACAGTAACTTTAACTTTGGTGTGGTGATTAAATGAGTTTTATAGATGACATATTAGATTTTGGTAAAGGACTGTTAGGTGGTGATAATCTATTAGGCAGTGTGGCCAGTATTGCTCTTACAGGTTATGCTCTAAATAAAATATCATCCAGTATTAATAAAGACAACAGCCTTTCATCAACAGCACAGGCAACACCACAGGAACCAGACAGAGGTGTTAGACTACAGGTAGTACCTGACAGCAATCATAAAGTGCCTGTAATTTATGGTAGTGCTTATATGGGTGGTATCATTACAGATGCTGAAATAGCCAACAACAATACTGAAATGTATTATTGTATAACAATCTGTGAAAAAACAGGCATCAAATACAGTGATGACACACAGAGTTCATTTACCTTTGAAGACATATACTTCAACGACCAAAGAATGGTATTTCAATCAGATGGCATTACCTGTGATTACACACTAGACAGAGAAGGTAATGTGGATCGTAGTCAAGAAGGATTAGTTGAAGTGTATTGCTTCAATGGTAATGGAGATAGTCCAGTAGTACCAGATGGATATACCAATGGTAGTCTAGTCAGTGCTTACAATGTTATGCCAAGTTGGACATCAAATCATTATATGACTGATTTAATCTTTGCCATAGTAAAAGTTACCTACAATAAGGAAAAGAATATTACATCAATTCCTAAATTAACATTTCATATGACAAACGATATGACGCTACCAGGCGATTGCGTCTATGATTATATGACTTCTGAAAGATATGGAGCAGGAATAGACCCAACGGAGATTTATCGTGAATAGCATTGAAGATTTAAACAATTATAGTAGTACCAGCATTACATACAATGATGATAGAGACTATGCTATTGCTTTTACTCCCAATGTGGCTGTAAACCAATCTATTTCAGTAACTGAAGATATTCCTTTTTTAGCACCTGAAGGTATAAACATAACCACAGCCAACAGTGTTCCAAGTCCAATAAGTTATAATATCAATGTGGCTAACACACCAGGCACCACAGTTACTTGGACAGCACCTTTACCAACAGGAGTGTCAACAACAACTTCAGGTAATGTTTATACAGCCACTGGTATTAGTTCTGTTAGTCATTGGGACACAATAAAAAATCCAATCATTACACTACCAGCAGATACCACAGGCAATGTTAGTTATACCAGTAACATAGTATATCCACTGTATGCCAATAACTCAGTACACAGTTGGCAAACTAATGTAGCAGTAGCGGCAACACCAGAATTAAGTATACCTTCAACATTTTCATATAATGAAGATACACCATTTACACTATCAAATTATGCTACCATTGTTGATACCAGTGGTGCTACAAGTTATACATATACCATAACACCATCAACTACATCAGCAATTAAAACAGCCACCTTAGGTGGTAGTGGTGGCACAGCATCATTTAACAGCACAACCAAAGTCATAACATTTACAGGCACCAAAACAGAAATTAATGGTAGATTACCATACATTACAATTACACCAGGCACTGACTTTGATACAGGATATACACTAACATATCAATTGGTAAATGGATTAAGTGGAACAGTATCCAGTGTGGCACAGACAGTGACTAGTGGACTATTAGATGAAGAAATTGTTAATATTAACTATGCTAGATATTATAATGAACATGGTTATAATTTAACATATCCAACACAGGGTATTCGCCCATTCTTTTTAAGCAACACACCTTATATTGGTGAAGATGTAGCAGGTGCTAGTTATGATGTTACTATTGAATTAAGTTCAAATGTTGGTGTATTGGTAGCCAGTACAGGTGATACCATACAGTCAAACAGTAATTGGGATCAAGCAAATTTAACATTTAGTTATTCAGGATCTAGAACTACAATTAATTCAATGTTTTCACAAGTTATGTTTTTACCATGGCAAGGACAGACTGGTGACTTTACAATGACTTACACACAGAGTCGTGATGGTGAACAACAATTAAGTGAAACATTTAATGTGTTTGGAGATCCTTTAAGTCTAAATATGACCAATTACAGTTACTTTGATTGGAGCAATCAGGACACAGTTTGGAATGAGGATCTTGTAGCCACGGCAGGTAATGACACAGGAGCAGGACAGGTTAGACTAAGAGTATTCCCACCGTGGGATAATAATTTTAGTATTGTGGTTAAAACTAGAAGAGGCAGTGTTGATGTTGATGATGTTGGCTACTTTACATCATATGGTAGTTGGACCACAATAGGAACATCCAGTGATCAATATGGTATCTACAAAAACTTTAATCAAGAAACTACTGTAAGTGCATTTAACAATTATTTTAGTTCTGTTCTATATCGTGAAATATTCTTACAACTACGAGCAGATTATGCACAAGATTTCCAAGTACAGGTTCAAATGTGTATTGGTGGAACATATAATGGTACAGCATTTAGTGGTGGCACTGTTTATACAAATGATTTAGATGTCACAGTTAATCCACATGATGATTATTCTGTAATTAGTTCAGCAAATTATTCTGAAGACACCAGTGTTGATTTACAGGCAGTTATTACTGATGATGACACCAGTAGCATTATTCCCTGGAATGAAATTCCATATGCTATCACAGTCAAACAATTATCGCCAAACATAGCGGCCTATCCAGGTGCCTTTGCTGTTAATACCAGTTGGGGTAGTTGGGGTAGTAATCTAGCAACCACAGCCTATCGCACAGGACCAACAACAACTGATGATACTCTATTAACCATTCGTTACCAACCACCAAATGATTATACAGGTACAATTACCTTAGAATACGCACAATCAAAAACAGTGAATGAAGGCAATGGTAATATTGTAGTTGATCAAGGATCAACTATAATTACACTGACTAACACACAGGTTCACGATGAATACACAGCACCTACTAATTACAATGTAACAGTATATGGAGGCAATGTAAGTCTAAGTGGTATTCAAATTACTGATTTGGTAGGCGATGGATATACACCAGGCACAAATTACTATGCTAACCTAGCACTATCAAGTAATATTGCTAATATATCAGTAACTGGTAGTGGTGTAACCTACACAGGTGGCAATGTCAGTATATATGGTACTAAAAATGTTGTTAACAGTAGATTAAGCACGGCTGTAATCACAGCATATAATACAGAAACCACAGCCAATTTAGAATTAACTATAACAAGAACAAGTGACGGCACAGTATTGGCAGATGATGATATCACTGTAAATGTAGTGGAACCCACAGTGGGCAGTGAATGGCAAGGTGGTATATACTTTGGTAAAATAAATTCATCAACAGGTAAAAATACAAGAACAGATCCAGGTTCAGGATATGATTACTATCTAGTGGAATCAACAGATTGGCCTAGTGATGGTGGCTTACCGTGGACACCATATCATAATCTACATCCAACTCTAACAATGTATTTCCCAGACACTCCAGTAGTAGCACCACCTAGTGCAAATGATGAATTACATGATGGATACACTAATTCAACTACAATTGGCACAACAGGTGATTACCTACCAGTTGATTATTGTCTAGGATTAACTAGAGCAGGATACAGTGATTGGTACTTACCAAGTCAGACTGAATTAGCCATGTTAGCCAGTTTTGGTGATGGTAGTCAAACATTAGGATATGGATTAGATTTAGGCAATCCACCAAACTTCTATTGGAGTAGTACTATCAGCACAAGAAAAAATACAGGTAGTGGTGATGGACAAAGTTATCCACCAGGATATACAGGAGCCAGTGATGTAGTTGATTATTTTTCAGCAAACATTACAATGGTTGCTATTGATGGACATTATAGAAGAAGAACTGATAACACATTATTACAAAAGTATTGGGAACCATATTGGTATAATTTTACAGGTAATGTAACACAAAATATTAGTGATTTACCAACATCATATACAAATGAAACCAATCAAGGTTCAGTTGGTGCTACAATACCAATTAGAAGAGTAGCAATTAATTAAGGATTAAAAGATGCCAGGAACCTCATTATTACCAAGTAGATATAAAATAAACGGTGTTATTAGCACTGACAAAACTGTATTACAGAATTTAGAAACTCTGTGTTCAGCCGCTGGTGCTTGGTTAACCTATGACGCACATGATGGACTTTGGAGTTTTGTTATCAACAAGGCTGAAACATCTGTGGCCAGTTTCAACGACCATAACATTATTGGTACAATTACACTTGGTGGCACTGGCATTAAAGAATTATACAATTCAGCAAGAGTAGAATTTCCACACATTGATTTAAGAGATCAAAAAGATTTTGTCAAAGTTGAAATACCAGACTCAGATAGAAATCCAAATGAACCTGACAATACTTTAAACATACAGTATGATATATTCAATGATCCTGTCCAAGCAGAACTATTGGCAAGAATTGAATTAAGACAGAGTCGTGTTAATCAAACCATACAGTTTAACACAGACTTTAGTGAGTTTGGACTAAAAGCAGGTGATGTTATTGATGTCAGTAACACCTTATATGACTTTGACCAAAAACTATTTCGTATTATTTCAATAGTTGAAAGTGACAGTGATGATAATATTATTCTAACAATCACAGCCGTTGAATATGACAGTAATGTATATGATGAAGAGTTCTTAACTAGATTTGCTAGAACAACATCTACCAGCATACCCACACAGGGCAATATTGGTGTGCCAGGAACACCAACTGTAAACTCATATTTTAAAGACAGTCGTCCAAGATTTGAAGTACAGAGCACAGCACCTTCAGGTGTTATTGAAGGTATGGAACTATGGTATACAACAGATGTGCCACCAGGTGTAACCTTAGATGAAAATAGAACTTATCGTCTAGTAGACACACAGTATGCTCAGACTGGTAATGTATTTGCCTTTGGTGACACAGTTTCATTTACAGTTGATAATCTAGTAGCAGATGATTACATTGTTAAAACTAGAGCATTTAACTCATCTACCACAGGTCCTTTTTCAACACCAACATCAACAATTAATTACAATCCAGTTCAGGTAACTGATGCTGTGGGACAAAACACTGATATATTAGATGACAGTGATAACTCACTCACAGGTTTATTGGCCGCAAATGCTTTACTATATCTATTAAGCACATTATTTTCAGGCAACACCAGCACATCAGGGTCCCCAGGTGTTAACAGTGGTAGTCTATATGGTAGTTTTTGGGATCTGTTTAACACAGACACAGGCACTTCAGGGAATGTGGCTACAACAACAGGAGCATTAGGGTCAATTGCACAAATAGGACCAGACTCATTGGCAAAAATACAGGTAGTAGCCACGGCTGGTTCAGTTACACAAAGCGGACTAAGTCCAACAGCAATTAATAGCGAAAGCACTATGTATAATGTAGATTTTACCCCTGACATAACTGGCACTTATAAATTAGATTCAATCATTGACCAAAATAGTTCTGGGGCTAAAGGTGGCAGAGGAAATCTTGTAGCCAACGGCAGTTGGGGTGAAGATATGGATTGGGTACAGGTGTATGTCCTTCTTACTGAAGGAAGTGGAACAGGTGGAACAGTAGTATCATCTCTTACTAGTGGAGGACCAGGTGCCCAATATTGGACAGACTTTGCTTTAACTGACATATTTAATTTAACCGCTGGAACAACATACAATCTAGAATTTAAATATCGCGTATACACAGAAAGTACCCCTAGTGGCAATGCCAGTTTTGATTTAAGTTGGAATATATATACAATCGCAAGAACCTAATTAAACTTATAATTTAAT